GAAGTGTAAAAAGTATTTGCATTTTCGACGAACGCGAACTCGTCAAGAAAAAGAAGATTGACCGAGAGACCACGAATCGAACTACCAGATGTCGCTGAGGCGATGATACGAGAGTTATTCGAGAACTGCAAGGATCCTTTGTTCAATTCTTTACATCCAGGCTGAAGAAAAAACGGAAGATTTTCCAGTGCCAGAGTAACACGCGATAACATTTCACGAGCAGTAGATCCCTTATTCGCCAGAATCGCAATGGTCTTTTCGGAGTTAAAGATCGCGTACCAAAGAATGTAAACCACACAAGAGATCGACTTACCGGATTGACGACACGCCAGAACAAGATTGAAACGATTCTCGTTGAACTGTTCAAACATCTCCCTTTGATAAGGATAAGGTTTGAAGGGTTGCAGTCCACTATCCAAGGTAATGATCTTGACATAGTTCTCCGCAAAGTAGATCGGATCATTAGTACACTTGATATACTCATCGACTTGATCTTGAGTATAATCCTGTGGAAGTCCGTCTCTCTTAACTAAAGCGTTACCAAGGTATCCGCCTACTTCATTCATCAGTATCACGATTCTTCAAAAACTTTTGTAACTCATTCGTTGAGCCTACAAAGATTGCATTATTTGTGGTGTTTCTATTTGATTCTTCTTTGGATTGAGTGATATCCTTTCGCGTCTTCTGAAGTTTTACAAGATCCTGTGACATCTCGGATGCCTGTTTGATCATGTTGGAAAGAACTTCAAAGGCTCTGGGATGTTCGGTTTCAGACGCAAGTGCCATCATATTCTGAATTGCTTCGGAACTCATATCGATCAGTTCCTTCATCTTTTGCCGAGAATAATCTACATCAGTCTCTGTATCATTGTTGATTTCCCCCTGATCAACATTAGATTTGATCTTTTCGGGGATGATCTTAGTAGTGACCGGAAGATTTTTTTCTAAAGCAGCAACAATATCATTTTTATCACGGGGAGGCATAATCAAAACCAAACGTTGTTGTTATATCTAATGGACTATCTAAACTATCGAACGGAGATCCATCGTCGTCTGCGATGACTCTTACATTCTCTTCTCCAACTGGATTAGAAGTATCAATTCTTGGACTGTCATCAGAATTTAATATATTACTATAGTAGTAAGTATCGACGATGCGAATAATCTTGCCTTCGGATGTTGTTCCGGCGAATCGAACACGCATCTCAAACTCAAGAGTGTAAACTAAAGTTCTTCGGGTTTCAAAAGATCCTTCATACTCATCTGAAAAAGAAACACCATTGAGAACGATTGGTACGTCGGTTGACGTATCCGGGCCCTCCATATTCTTTATCGCGATGGTGTACTCGGGTGTAAAAGAGGGAAGGATTTGTTCAAAGATTTGTAAAGCGTCGTCTTGGTTTGTCGCTAAGATATTCAGCTGCATCCCTAACTTATAGGGAACACTTTGCATTACACTAGTCTTTTTGATACTGCTTCCACTAACCGGAAACATTCTCTTGTTCATCCGATTAAGTTTTGCGGTCGTGTCATAGGAGATCGAAGTAATCTCAAACGACATCCTTGGAAGTTTGATTGCAATGCTCTGTTTCCCTGCTTGATCTCTTTCGGTATTGATACGAGCAAGGAACTTTGCCTTTGGGCCATATGCTAACGGAACTCTTTCCATGCTACCACCCTGTCGCACAATCTTTATGTTGTTAAAGATCGTACCAAAGACGGCAACCGCCTTCTTCATGGTTTGATTGTAAAAGTATTGTCCGTTAAGCATCTTAAGTCGTTACGTTGATTTCTCCAAAAGGATTGGACTCACTAAAGTCAATGAAAGAGTTGCCCATTGTTTCAAAGTCCACGTTCTGAGCATTTTCATCATTATCGTCAATAGAAGTAAACCCATCAGTTGCGGTAATTGCATACGAAGCACCTGAATCTGCTCCTATAATATTTCCGACATTACCCGTTGTTATTCCAAACTGAGTTGTGCTTCTTTCTGGTGAATCAAAAGATGTAGTAATATTATATACAACCAGAAAACCAGATCCATCAGAAGGAGAATCACTATCTGCCGCAACTTCGGCTGTGACAACACTCTGTGGACTCTTATCTCCAAGACCCTGAGTAACGACTTCTCCTATGTTGTAAGTACCTGATCCAGCACCCAAGGTAAGTTTTGTTCTTGTTGCGAACTCTGTCTCAAATACATCGATCTCATCAACACCTGTATCAATCGCCTGATTGTTGTACTCAAAGAGCTCACAAGTAAGTCTAAAGGTCGGAAGACCCTGAAGTTGATAGAAAGGATTCTCGTCTTCGATAAATGAGATCTCAAAGAGACCATTGACCATAGGAAAGAAAATAAGATCTCCTTCTTTGGGTCGAAGAGAATCTGCATCTGTTGATTGAAATCTACCAACAAGATCCTGCCATCGACGATCCGAGATAATCAAAGTCATTTGATCTCGCACCTCAACACCGAACTTAGTAAGAAGATCTCCGTCTCCTCCAAATCCATCGATGTTGTCAACATATGCTTCAATCATGAATGCGTCACCGAACTGTGACAAAGCATCCTCACTGAAGATCGCGTTTGTGTTGACTATCTTCCTTGGAATATAGTAACAATCTTGTCCATATATTTTTAAGGACTCGATTACAAGATCTTCGTGAAGTCTCTTCTCGGCTGTAGTGCCTTGACTGAAGTATACGTTGCGTGGCATATTATCCTACGAAGAAGTGTGGAGGAGCTTCAAATCTGAGTTGCATCTGTTCCTCAATTTTTTCGATCTCGGTGTTTGCATCATCAAGAATTTGTCTTCCGTTAAAAGTCACTCCGCCCGGAAGTTGCATACCTTCGAACTTAATGAGATTGAGCCCCCATTGTTTCTTAAAGAGTGCGGTTGTGTATTTTTTGAGAAACATGTCATTGTATACATCTGTAAAAGTCTCGGGATCAATTGATTCATATCCGTCAAAGACCACGTATTGTCCCACATCCAAATCCTTGAGAACATTAGCGTGAAAATTTACACGATTTTTATGACGAGAATATTCGATCATCTCGTACATCCCATTGATGTTACGATCAATAAGAGACATAAACTGTTTTGTCATCTCATAATTAACCACACCACCATAAGATCCTCCAAGATCAAAGATATCATTTAAATGTATTTGGTAATCTACCGAAAAAAGGCCTGTGGAGGATTGAGAAGTTGTAATCGTGAAAACATTATTAATCGTAAAAATGTTTGACGAGTTTGGTATGTCGATGTAACTATTATCCTTATCAGTTTGTGTGAGAACATGCTTTCGCAAATTACGAACAATCGCATCACTATGATACTCCTGATAGAACTGTAGTGATTCATCTACTCTATCTTCGAGTTGATCATCATCCACATTGATTTCTATCACTGGATGACCAAGAGCTCTCAAGCAATAGTCGATGTGTTGTTGTCTTGTTGCGGGTTTGGCCATATTCTCTATTTATAATGTTTACTCTTCCGTCCAAGGAAAATCGTTTTCACGAAATACTCTCTGAATTGGTCTGTTTTCGGCAATCTTATCCGCAATGTAAGCATTCACGTTGGTTCGAAACTCTTCATTGCTGTCGTAATGAGCTCTAACCAATGCAATAATCGCACTTTCAGTTAAAGAATTCGAGTATACTAATTCTGGAGAAGAATCTTGTGAAATGTAAGTATGCGTATAGGATGCTGACTCTTGAGGACTGGAATCATTTGTTCCTGTTATCACATAATTAATGGATTGAATTATTTGATCAGATTCAGCAGAATCTTGTTTAGTTGCTATTTTGTTTATTTTGAATGTATAGGTCATTTTAAGGAGAATCCTTTATTTTAGTTTTTCTACAATTACTTTTCCTTCATCATCAGTCATCGATGATGTGTAGATCGTAGGATCTTGTCTTTCACCGACAACCATCCAACTAATCGTATCTGTGCAAGAAGAATCTTGAGCTTGTATTGTAAGGATGTTACCTGAAACACTTGATTTCACGGCCGTCCATCCGGTTTCATTTGTTGTAAAACTTTGAATATCTCGACATAGAACAACAAAGGTTCCTTCTGTCATAGTCGAGTGTGTGTCTATATTGATCGTGGCAGAACCACCGACAAGAGTTACTTTTCCGCGATATATTAGATCTGCCTGAGGGCCTTCAATAAAACTATGGGTAAGGTAATGCGTATCTTTTTTGGCATCGAGAGGATGAGAAATTTTGAATGATCCTGATCCCTTTGTAAGTGTTCCTTCAATATCTGCGTCACCTCCACCACCGGAAGATGTCTGGACATTAAGATCTCCCGTATTAACACCAACACAATCTGCAATTCCATTTCCCTTAACGGAGAACTTTGTAGAACCGCCATGGTTGAATTTGCAAAAGAAGCCACCTGTAGGTGTTCCAGATCCTGCATGAGTAACTTCTATCATGCCAGTATCAGATTCAAAATTGGTTCCAGTGCTGTTTATTTCGAGACCTGTACTACTGTTTGAAGTACCAGCTACGGTTATATCTAATTTCTGAGCGAGTTGCGGCATATCTGTGATTTGACCACTCAGATTCATTGCAAAGTCTGAAAGACCTGCTCGACCTATTCTAAATTGACCAGATCCATCAACATCAACTCGCCAGTAGTCATAAGTAGAATCATCATCGGCATTAGTAAAGATTCTCATCTCTCCGCCTTCTCCACCTGAAGGGCCTCCGTAGATATTGATATGTCCCTGAGTTGAGTCAGAAATACCAAAACTTCCAACACCGCCCTGAACAGTTATATCTCCGTTAATGGTCGCATCACCAGTAGAGTTGATTTCAAACTTGGATGTTCCATTGAGAGCATCTCCGTCAACGATTTCAAATACATTACCTTCAACACCAATAGTCCAGTCAACTCCCGAGGATTCGGTAAACCTAATCTGAGGATCACCACTGTTACATTTTATGTCAACGAACATTCCGGAAGCTCCGACATCACGCTCAAACCTAGCAATCGTGTTGCCTCCGCCTCCGCCTTTTATTCGCATCCCTTGACCCGATGCTTTGTCGTCGTCTATTTCAAGTGTGAAAGTATGTGTATTCCCACCGATGGCGACATTCCCATCCGAATCCATATGGATACCACCCGACGAAGAATTCCACGGCACAAGAGCAAAAGATCCAGTGTTCTGCGAACCATCTGTATAAACTATTCCTACATCACCCGCTGTGACAATTCCATTATAGGCATCAGCGCTTAGTGATCCATGAAAGTACATTTGACCATTACCGTGGATGGCCATCTCAGCAGTTGCGTCATCAGCGGCTGCCCCTCTAATGTCTAACAACGCGGATGGACTCGTAGTACCGATGCCTAAATTTCCACTTTTACCATAAAGTGTGGGGCCCCCAGAACCAAGTTTCAGTCCACCTTCGGTAGTCGTGCTTGTACCATACAATGCACCAACATTTGCAACATTGATATCAACTAGTTTAGAGTCATTTCCGATGAGAAAAGCATCTCCATTATTAGAACCCGCTGCACCCTTGATTGTACCATCAACACTTAAATTACCTGTGAAATCACCATCTCCACTGGTGTTAAGAGTAAATACACGAGATCCGGAATCCACAAACTGTAAGTTACCTGCACTGTTTGTTGAAAGATCATCAGGCGACTCATATATAGAAAAACCATTACCACCACCGAAAATTAGACCTTCATTGGGCCCCGGATCATTGATCGTTATAGAATTTACTTCGGTGATGTTGTTGTTATTCAGATCCAGATTCGAGCCGATGCTGACACCACTAGAGTTAATACGCATCTTCTCGTTAGTAGATCCGTTACTGTTTACATGAAAACGAATGTCTGTACCAGAATCTTCTGTGTACAAACGTAAAGATCCATCTGCAATGATTTGTGCAGGATTGGATGCAGTTGTGTTTCTGTAGAAAATACTACGAGTTGTGTTCGCTGTACCATCTAATCGAATGCCAATGGCATCTGCTTGCACCGACAAGGGAGAGGCGGGCGACGTAGTACCAATGCCCAAATTACCATCCGTGTCAAAGCGAGCCATCTCACCACCCTCATGACTGAATTTCAGAACATCGTTTGGTGTGTCTATTACAATCGGATAGTAAACCGTATCTGACGTATTAGTTACACCGATGGATAATGTTTGATCAGCAATGCGATGACGCAAGTACCCAGCTCCACTTCGATAGATGTCGTATGCTCCACCATATTGAGCAGAATTTGAATCTAATCTAAGAACTCCCGTAACTCTACCTGTACCATTTACATCCAAAGAGTAAGAAGGAGTTGAATCATTGATTCCAACACGATCAGTAGACTCATCTACGAACAAAGTGTCGGTGTCTACAAAGAAGTCTCCAACATTACTAAAACCTGCCTTTGTACTCCCATCTTCTTGAAATACGATGCCATTACCAGAGTCTATTGTAATCGGATAACCACCAGCAGACTTCATTCGAAGTCCCATACTTGCCCGTGTGTCATACGGTAACTCAAGTCTACAGTATATTGTTGAGTCGCTATTACACGTATAATAAAGTCCTC